TGTTGTTATTACCACTTGTATTACTAAACAATGTAGCGTTACCAATTGCTAAGTTATTTTCTCCACCAATTGCTTCTTGCATTGCTCCAGCACCAATAGCAACGTTAAAGTTAGGCGTTGCAGCATCAGAAAATGCCGAGTTACCAATTGCTATGTTGTTGCCTCCAGTAGTAAGACTTTCTCCTGCATTAGCACCAAAAAGCAAGTTATTGCTTCCAGTTGTAATTAATAATCCAGAATTAGAACCAACTACTGTATTACTATCACCAGTAGTTACATCACGTAATGCATTAGCACCGATAGCAGTATTGAATTGTGCGTTAGCTGGACCTGTCGGGCCAGTTGCTTGGTTACCAGCACCAACACCAAGTGCAGTGCTAAAGTTTGGTGTATCATTAGTATATACGTTGATGACTTCTAGTGTGCCGTCACCTCTAACAAAGTCAGATGAAGTTCCACCTCTTGTTACAAATTTATTTGCATTAATTTCAAGAAATTCTGCATCAATTGTTGAAGCTGTTGCTCCCGTAAAAAGTGAAGTAGCATAATCTAATTGAACGTTTGATATTGAATAGGTTCCAGCAGTTACATTTATTGGTTTTAATGCACTTCCCGTGGAATTATTAACAACAACATTAGCTAAATTTAATAAAGTTCCAGCACTTGTTATTGTATAAGTTCCTGTTCCAAACGTTGCAGAAGACCCAATAAACAAACTGCCTAAAGTATTAACTGGGTTAACAACAACTTTGCAACTGAATATAACAGTAGTAGCAGAAGAATTGTTATTGGTTAATGAAAATAGGTTTACTAATTCGTTAAAACGAACAAGTCCCGCACCAGTTATTGATGCTGAAGTGTTAATGTTTCCACCATTCATAATAATGCTGGCTGAACCTGATTTAGCAAAAGTAGTTATTTCACAGTTAGTTATTATAGAAGAACTACTGCTGGAATGAGTAAAGGTTCCAAGACTGCAATTACTAAAGTTTACCCCTGCTGTACCAGAAACTGTAGTTGTTGAAATGCCCATTGCATTAACTCTACAATTGGTTGCGCCTGTTGCAATTGTAAGTGTTCCAGTAATGTTTGTATTGGAGTTAATATTATTAACACTATTCAATGTTACGTTTGCAGCAGCTATTGTTGGACTTTCTGCATACGTTCCAGGATGAACCATGATGTTAAGCTTTGGGCTTGAAATTTCTGTTATAGCTTTACCTATTGTTGCATATGGTTTAAGTAATGTACCATCGCCAGTTGTATCACTGCCATCATTAGCTGATACATGAATTTCATTAGTAAAAACAGTAGATGAAGGACCAGTAGGACCCGTAGGACCTATATCACCCGTAGGTCCCGTCGGGCCAGTCACCGTGGAAGCCGCGCCTGTAGGACCTGTCGGTCCTGTCACCGTGGAAGCATCTCCTGTCGGGCCTGTAGGTCCCGTAGCACCAACTGCGCCAGTAGGGCCTGTCGGTCCGGTTACAGTAGAAGCATCACCCGTAGGGCCTGTAGGGCCTGTAGGTCCTGTAGAACCAACTGCACCAGTCGGTCCTGTCGGGCCAGTCACAGTGGAAGCATCTCCTGTCGGACCTGTCGGACCTGTACTTCCTTGTGCACCTGTAGGGCCCGTAGGACCTGTAGGGCCAGTCGAGCCCACAAAACTAAAAGCTAAAGTTAGTGAACTGTTGTTAGCAAAAGCTGCACCAGTTGAAGAAACAAGAGTTAAACCAGTTATATCTAAATAACCACTTTGTTGTGTGTAACCAGTTAATCTCCATGTTTGTGTTTGTATGCCTCCTGCACCAGACAAAACAAATTGATATGCGCCACCGTCAATAAAGTTTTTTATAAAAGTACTAGCAAAACCAAATAAACTATAATCATCAACGCTAATAGTTGTTGCAGAGTTTTGTGTTACGTTATTCCAAAGAAGTTTTCCAAAACCAGGGTCACCAGAAGTTGCACTAGTATTAGCTCTATAGGGTAATGTTGTAGTTGTACTTGATAATGCATAATCTTGAAAAAATACTGGTTCATCGTTTGCATAGTTTGTTGTACCAGTACCAGCGCTAACTAATAACCCTACATCATATTCTACGTATGTTGAATAATATGTAGCACCTGTAATAACCCAATTTTGAAAGTTATAGTTTGTTGATGGATTGAAATCTTGGTCAGTTATTGAAACTCTACCAGCAATAACATTAGTAAAAACAGATGCTAGGTTATTTCCTGCAGCATCTGTGAGGCTAATAAATATTTTTGTTGCAGAAACTTGAGTTGCATTGTTATATGTAATATAACCAGAACCTGGGTCACCAGAAGTAGAAGAAGTTTTTATTTTGTAGTTAAGCAGTAGTTGAGAAACACCTAGTGGTCCAGTCGGGCCTGTGGCACCTGTCGGACCCGTTGCGCCTGTCGGGCCCGTTGCGCCTGTCGGGCCTGTAACAGTAGAGGCTGCTCCTGTCGGTCCAGTCGGGCCTATATCACCTGTGGGACCCGTAGGGCCGGTTACAGTTGATGCTGCTCCAGTAGGGCCGGTCGGGCCTGTAACAGTGGAAGCTGCGCCTGTAGGGCCTGTAGGGCCGGTTACAGTAGAAGCGGCACCTGTGGCGCCTGTTGGTCCGGTCGGGCCAGTCGCTCCTGTCGGTCCCGTAACCGTAGATGCTGCACCTGTGGCGCCCGTCGGTCCCGTCACACCTGTGGCACCTGTCGGTCCGGTTACAGTTGATGCTGCTCCCGTAGGGCCCGTAGGACCGGTTATGGTTGAGGCTGCGCCCGTAGGACCTGTCGGTCCGGTTACGGTAGATGCTGCACCGGTGGGGCCAGTAGGGCCGGTATCACCCGTCGGACCTGTAAATCCTGTCGGGCCTGTAACGGTTGACGCTGCGCCCGTGGGTCCCGTGGGTCCCGTAAAGCCTGTAGGGCCTGTCGGACCAGTAGAACCCGTAGGACCTATCGGTCCAGTTGCGCCCGTAGGACCTGTCGGTCCCGTTACTGTAGAGGCAGCTCCTGTGGCACCCGTTGGTCCCGTAGGGCCTGCAGGGCCAGTAGGTCCCAAAGCTCCAGTCGGACCCGTTGATGTAGTTAAATACGGAAGTCCATTCCAGTTGGTAGTACCATCACCAATCTTAGCTTTGTTGGTATCATACTCATAACCAATTTCGCCGGCAAGCAAAATAGGATTGTTAGCAGTCCAGTTTGCAGCAGTGTCACGTCTTACTTGTACAACAACAGCCATTTAAAATCCCCTTGCATCGTAATCGAAATCTCTTCTTGTTTCAAACACATATTGAGATGTACCAAATGCCGTAGCAGCTGGAGTTAAAGACCCAGCCGTACCTGTGTTAGCATCAAAAGCACCTGCAGCAGTAGTAGTTGAAGTTAAAGCTGTACTATCTGCCTTAAGCAAATAGTGGAATTGAACACTTGATGAAGTGCCGCCATCAATCAAATCTTCTTGTTGGTGGTCTACCAATAGGTCAGACTGTTGCTTAGTAAGTTCTCTTTTAAGGGTGTTCATCATTCTAGACAGCAGCAAGTTGCTGTTGCCCTGAATGGTATTGTTACCCGGCGCACTCCAAACAGCTCTGATAACTACTCCTTATTCTTAATCTTCTGTTGTGTTATTTCAACTATCATAGCCTGAAGTTCGGCATCTGACAAATCTTTAACACTTGATTCAGTTTTAATATTAACAGTTTGAGCTTGCTGCAAAAAGCCAGTAGCCTTTAAATACAACTCGGCACTCTTAGTATCACCTGAGACACCCTTAATGTATAAGGCATCTAATAATGATTGAGTTCTTTCTGGCGATTCCGCTAGACCCTTGACCCCAATGGACCAACGCTCGATGAAATTTTTTTTCTTTTCCCATGTGCCCAAAGTATTAATATGGACTTCATGTTCTTCAGCCCAAGCCTTTTTGGTAGCTGGGGTTCTAGCATTTTCAGGTGTAAGCAGCCAGCTTAGGTATTCTTCTTGGGCATTGGTTAAGAAGAGTGCTTCGGTTCTTGACATGAAATCCTTATCCTTCGGGAAAAAAAGTGTTCTATATGTAAAGATATTCTGTTACATCATATAGATATCGGTGATATATCACAAGTATATCAGAAAAAGATTACAAAAAACTTGTTAATCCTGCTCTTGGTATGGTACTATATGGTTACTCGGGTTCTGCATAACAGGAAAACATGAATAACAAACAAATATTAAAGGTTGGTTATTCAAGGTAACTGTTACTAGTAACCACATTCAAGTAACCATTATAATCGAAGGAGATTAGAAATGCAAACATTTACAGGAACAATAGCCAAGGTGCCTACCGTTGGCGCAAAACAAATAACCTCAGCAATTAAAATAACAGAAGATAGTAAGCCAATACAGATAGTAGCTTTTAAGAACTATTGCCCAGTTCAAGTAACCACAGCATTAACCAGTATTAAAATTGGTGATAGCTTTTGCTTCATTGGCAGACAGAAGAAGAACCCTTCCACAGGTCAACAGGAAATTGTAGTAGAGAAGCTTGTAGAAACAAAGGATTTAAAATATGCCATTGACCCTAACCTTGATTTTATTATAGGTGGTCTGTCTTCCTTTAATAACAAGCCAATCAGCATATCAGAACCGCGCGAAGGATGTAAGCAATATTATACAGATGGTGATTTTTATTGGTATGAAGGTCATAAAGAGAAGTGCCCAACAAGTTTCTAATTTTTTTTTTATTATTGTTTTATTTGCTTAGGACAATATGAGGATGCTATACTGGTAGCCTCTTAGGAACGTCCTGAGAGACCTTAGAAGAGATTCTAGGGTTACATAATCAGTGATGATGAACTAAATAGTAACTTACTAGGTTGGGGACAACTTAGAGCTTTCGTGAGGAAAGGGCCAGGGATTAAGTTCTCTGGTCTTTTTCTTTTATTTAACAAGGAGATATTTGGCATGTTTGAATTAGAACCAGAACACAACTTGTGGGATGCTGAACACCCAGAGTGGTTTATATATGACGTAGAGTTGCTTAATGCTTGGTACTGGGAACAATGTGTAATAGAATTGGAAGGCTAGTACTTAAGCTTAACTAGGTACGGGGGTCTTGGGATTTTATAATAGTCCGTTTGTCCCTACATAGTACGGTACCCTTATGTAAATGGGTATACGGGGGGCCTGGGTGTAGGGGTGTGCCTGGGTGTATGTACATGGGTCTGGTAGCACACTGAGTATGATGAGGGTGCTTAGTGGTAGAGCTCATACATAAGAGAGGACCTAACCTGTTACTGGCCTAGTGGTGATATATCATAGGAATATTATCCTAGTCCTTGCACACCTTGACCATCCTGTGCTATACTATACGTGTCGGTGAGGGAATGACGCGGGGGGCTAGTTCTCTTGCCGGCATATAATACGAATATAATAGCTAAGCCATAATAAGACCCAGGATTGTACAGTATTCCTTCTGTATAGTCCTGGGTTTCTCCTTGTGTAGTAAGGGTTTTGTGGGGGAAAAGCTAAGAACTTGACACTGTCTAGTCCTCTATTCTTTAATTAAAGGATGCCCTATATGCAAAGCAGAGGTGTTCTATCTCTTATGCAGATACAAAGACCTGGATTTATCTTATATTATGATACTTGTATTGAACTTGTATACCTTGATTAAAGATAAGCACTTGAGCATTAGTCTCTCTATGAGTTCTTGTCTTATCACAATTATAATATTAAAAGATTGTTTGTTTTGCGGCGGCCAATCTTAATAAATCCAATGTAAATACAAAAGACCGAGACAACTGGAGTTCGTAGGGTCTGCAGTTGTCTCATTTTAAAACCTTACTCCCTACAAAAGGATATTATACTACTATGAAAACAGAACAAATTGAACAGATTGTTGCGGCGACCGACAATCTTATAGCACAATCAATCAGTGATGCAGTTGCTGAGCAGTTTAAGAAGCAAAATAAGGTTAAGCCTTCTATTAATACTAATATGATTATTGGTATTGTTATTGGTTTTATTTTAATTCTTGCTTTGTTTGCCGGCAATTCCAAACTAAACAATGTTGCTGATACTATCAAACAGGATAATGCTGGAACAGCTGCAGTAGTTACTGGAGCACTTACTGGCTTAGAAGGCACTATCGCAGCAGGTGATGCTGATATTATTGCTGGACTTGATGGTATTCAGACTGGTATTGGTGAGATTAAAGATTCAGTTGCTAAAATCCCGACCAAACCAGTAGTTATTACTAAGGCTCCTGTTACCACAAAACAACAGAAGTATAATAACTGTGTCAAATGGGTTGGGAATGCTAAACTCGATGCAGCAAACTCTAAAATCTATCTTGATGCTTGCTTGACTTGGATTAAGTAGTTTTAAACTTGTTAGTAGCATAGGTAATCGGCTTATGCTATTAACATTTTTTTTATAAGGCGTAGGTTAGTACTGCACCCAAAGGCAGGCGTTACTGTGAATGCTTTGGGGTTGGGTCGGTTGGCCCTTTTCCAGCCGAAGGCTGGTTCTAGTATAAATGCTTTCTAATGGTTCGGCGTCAACTTTTCTGAAAGTATTCTTAATTTGAATTATTGGTTTGTTTGTTGTCTTAGGTTTTTTTTTAAATGCTCTCTAATGGTTCGGCGTGAAAATGTTTAGAATGTATCCTAATTGTAAAATTAATATTAAAGTAATAAAATTGGATTTATTGTTCTTTGCGGCGGCCAATCACATTTAAAAGAATAGATTAGATTGTTACTTTCTGATATAATTGGTTACTATTACTTACAGGAGGATAATATGCCTAAAAAGAAGATTAAAGTTTGTGAGTCTTGCGGGAAACCAAAGGTAACTGAAGAGATGAACGCCTTTAAAGCAGTACAAGAAGTCATGCAGTATATTAGAATCAATGACAACAGTCCATACATGGTAGAAGAACTGCCACTCTACGAAGGGAAGATAGCATGAGTTTAAATGAAGTCGTTACATGGTTAGATTTATTTATTTTATTTAATACTTATTTGTTTGTTAGAATTATAGGGATGTTATTATCATGATTAATGAGATTGTATTTATGAGTGTTATGTTTGCGGCAATTGCAATAACTATTAAAGGTGTATGCGGGATTGCAGGGAAGTTAATTAAATGAACTATTTAAATTTAAATATACCTACGTTCCTTGCCTACCTTGACACAGGGTTCTTGTACAACGAGGAACCTAACCATAAGAATGATGCAGTGCCAGTTGAAGTATTTAATTTTACTTCTATACCACAACGCTGTGGTTTGTTTAGCGTCATGACTGAGTGGGGAACACAGCACGCAAGAGTGCCTATCCATTACCTACGCGCAACACCAGATGCTACAACAGCTTACCCATTGGACTGGTTGCAGCTTTGGGATAACATGTCATACTACGCAAGTGCCGGCATCTATGACTACCTGAAGAACAGAACAGCTATGATAATGTTAAAGGATAAGACCAGACACAAGGCTAAGTACATGTTTACTATTGACTGGTGCCTTGGACCACAATACCATGCAGGATATGGTGAGATGGCAGCAGGACACAAGTGTGCACACGTCTTTGAGGGTGAAGGTGGACAGTTCTTCATGCAGCCAAACAACAGAGTGCTGTGGTTAGATGGTGGTGCATGGATTAGTAAAGAGTTAACCAAGCCAGACTGGAAAGTCTTTGGCTTAGAGTTTAGCTGTGAATCTACTGGCTCACGTTGGGTATCAGAATCAGATGAAGAATTATATTTTTACGACTTTAAGGAAAAGCCATGAAAGTTGCAGTAGTCTCGATAGCTAAGAACGAAGAACAGTTTGTTAAACGATGGAAGGAATCTGCTCAAGATGCTGATGCATTATATATTCTTGATACTGGGAGCAGTGATAATACTGTTTCAATAGCTAAGGAGTTAGGAATCAATGTTCATGAAGCTGTTATTACACCTTGGCACTTTGCTAATGCTCGTAATCATCTTCTTGATTTATTGCCTGATGATGTAGATTGGATTATTAACTTAGACCTTGATGAAGTTTTGGTTGATGGTTGGCGCGCCGAACTGGAAAAGGTTCCTAACGATGGGTCAATCACTAGACCAAGATACAACTACACATGGTCGTGGAATCCAGATGGCACACCTGGACTTCAATACAATGGTGATAAGATTGTTCGTAGACATAGTCACCGCTGGAAGGGTGCCTGCCATGAGGTTAATATAACCCAACCAGGCTATGAAGAAAACCAAATCTTTTGTGGTGTTAAAATAGAACAGTATGCTGACAACAGTAAGCCACGCAGTTCATACCTACCTTTGCTAGCATTAGACGTTGAAGAGGACCCGCACAACGACCGTAACCGTCACTACTATGCTCGAGAGTTGTTCTTTCATGGGCAGATAGAGGAATCAATCAAGCATTTCAAGCATCATATCACCATGCCTGAAGCTAAATGGGATGCCGAACGCGCATGGTCAATGAGATACCTAGCTAAGATGATACCAGCTGAGCGTGAAGCATGGTTGCTTAGAGCATGTGCTGAGTATCCTCATGGTCGTGAGCCTTGGTTTGATTTGTGTCAATACTATTATGAGAAACAGAACTTTGCTGGTTCTTATTTTGCGGCCAACAAAGCATTAGATATTAAAGTAAAACAGGGATTATATCTTAATGAACCTGAACCATGGGGATGGAAACTACATGATGCGTTCGCTGTAGCAGCTTATAATCTTAATCAAGACTTTTATGCTTATGTGCATGGATGTATTGCTTTAGATTTAAATCCAACTGATGCTCGATTACAGAAGAACGTTGAGTTTTATACTGAGCGTGTTCCAGAACAATATAGAGCAAACTACAAAGAGATAGCAAAAACTATGGTGTCTCATGCACACTGAAGCAATGTTTCATATCTTTAAATCTTTCCACGATTGGAGAGATGGTAGAAGTCATTTAAGAGTATTAGATATTGGTTCACTTGATATCAATGGTAGTATGCGCCCCATCTTCTATCCCTTTGCCGAGAAGTACATTGGCATAGATACACAAGATGGACCAGGTGTAGACATTGTGACGGATGCCACAGAATATCTTAGTCCAGGCTATTTTGATGTCATCATATGTGCTGAGGTGTTTGAGCATACTCCTGATTGGAAAAAGATTATTAATAATTCTTATGTAAATTTAGTTGATGGCGGCATCTTTATCGCTACTATGGCAGGTGAGGGTAGATATCCACACTCGGCTATAGATGAGAACCCCATCAGAGAATGGGAACACTACTCAAACATAGGCTGGTGGGAACTAGAGCAAGCCTTGAAAGCCTTTAAAACAAAGGAAGTTAATGTACTTGGCACCGATACACGATGCTATGCAGTAAAATAATGTAAAGAAAATGCTATATAGATAGGAAGATAATGTATTATCAGAAATTAGAAGAAGTAGATAAAGAGCTAGAAGCAATAGAAGCTTGGCAACACGAGCAGTTAAAGAAGCTTTATGCTAAGACCGAAAAGAAAATAAAGAAAACAATGGCTAAGTTGGCCATCCATATACCCGAGGAGTTTAAAACAAAATGAAACAAGTAAAAGCAAGTCACGTAGATGCAGGTATCAAGGGATTGGCAGCTGGTGTAGTTAGCTATGCCGCTAACCAGTACGGTCTTAATGCAGAGTTAACAGCAGCAATTATTCCAGCAGTTGTTGTTGCCTTGTCTTGGGTATCAACCAAGGTAGGCGATAAGAACACAGCTTTGTTTGTAAAGTTTGCAACAGAAGCTCTAGCTAAAGCACCAGCCAAGAAGGCTGCCGCAAAGAAGAAGGCATGATGGATGATAAAGAAATAGCACTACGTTTGTTGCACTTAGTTGAAGAGAACTATGACATCGATGCTGTTGTTGTCGACTACAAGAAGGCTTTAACTGCATTGACTGGCAACGTTGAGATTAAACAAGAAAGAGTTACAGGCGGACGTAAGATTCCTATTCTCTCGAATGATGAAATTCAAATAAGATTAAATGAGAAATTGCGTTCAGCTTCTGCTGTAACAACGAGTTCAGTAACGTCGTTCTAATGTTAAAGAAGTTAATTAATATAACAGCCAGCCTGTCATTTACTTTGGCAGGTATGGTTGTTGTATTCATTACACTTAGTGGGGATACAAGAAGAATAGCTTTGATTTCTTCGGTGTCGGCATTACTAGTGCACTACACCTATGAAATTTTAAGGAGCGACAATGACTAAGGGTTATCAACCTTCACATGATATAGATACTAAAGCAGGACGTAGGATTAATTGGAAGCGCGACTTGGCTATTGGTCAAGAGCGGTGAGGATTTGTTTGAAGAGTTTATTAAATCATTAGATGATGCAGACTTTGAAATCAAGCGCGACATGTATCGTAACGGTCGTATGGTTGTTGAAACTCAACAAAGACCTAAAGATAAAGAGTGGAAGCCATCAGGTTTATCTGTAACTAAAGCTAAGTACTGGGTTTATATGTTTAGTGCAGATGCGTATGCGGTGATTGAAGTTGCAAGACTAAAGAAGTATTTAGAAATTAATAATAAGATTCCATTAAAAACATTTGCACCATACAGTGCTAACCCAACTAAGGGTTACTTGTTAATGGAAGAAGATGTAGTTAAACTTATGAGTTCAGAACTCTATGACACAAAGGGGAAGAAATGAAACTACCAATCGTTGAAGTAAAGTTATGCTCGCACCTAAAGAATGCTAAGCCAGGTCAACTGTCAGCAGATAAGCTACGTAAGATTGAAGGTGGTGGCAAGCTTCACCACTGTGCAGCAGATGCATACGAAGCTATGGATGCTGCAGCTAAAGCAGAAGGAATAGAATTAAAGCCAACAAGTGCAGGTGATACTTATCGTACACTAGCAGCCCAGCTCGCTGGCTTTAACCAACGCTACCAGTTGGAGCCAATCGAAGGACAAAGTACCAGGACATATGAAGGTAAGAAATGGTATTTGAAGAAGGGGATGGCTCCACTGGCTGCGCCAGGTACTAGCAAGCACAACCTTGGGATTGCAATTGACATTGCTAACGCCTCAGGTCCAAGGCTTGCATGGTTAGTAAAGAATGCTCCTGAGTTTGGCTTCTCATGGGAAGTAGTTCCTGAGGAACCATGGCACATTCGCTATGTCGCAGGGGATAATGTACCAGCACGCGTTAGGGAGCATCTGAGCGCGTCTGGTGGCAACGTAGCATGACATGTGGGCAACGATTGGTCACAGTGTGAAGGTTAATAACCGAGAGGTACCCTTCCTCATTGATGACCTATTGGCTATAGTGATTAGCCCAAGGCCTGAAAATGATTGGCAAGCTTTAATGGAAGCTATACCTGGTGATGAGCCGGCAGAAAGTAAAGATGCACTGCAGCCTTTAAGAGAAGCTGTAGTAGATTGTATTGATATGCTTTCACAACAGGACCATTTTATTATTGATGCTATGAACTCAGAACAAATAACATATGATGAGTTAGGCAAACGATTAGGTGTATCGCTTACACACGCGTGGCGTTTACGCAATGCAGCTTATAAGAACTTAGAACAGATACTAGAACGTCATGATGTTATAAGAACTTATTTAAGGTTAGATGATGAGTAATGAATGGGCAGAAGAAGTCTTACACGCTAAAGACTTACATGATTTGTCTTTAACATCTGAACGTATTGTGCGCGACAACGAAAATGGTTTAACTGTTAACCTAGGTTTGTCTAATGAGTTTTGTATTAATCTTTGCCAGCGTTGGACTAAAGCTATGCGCTTTGCTGATTGGGAATCAACTATCATGGTGCATGCATTCTTCCAAAGCTTTATAGATTACCTTGATGAGTATTTAAAGGAAGAGGGAATTGACTTTAGGGAGTATCCTGAGTTATAATATTATTAATGAAGAAAGCAATTAAATATTACACATGCCGTGGTTGCAATAAAGGTTTTTCCCATATGATTAGACAGGGAAGAGACCCACAGTACTGCTCTGATGACTGCAGGGGTACAAGCGTAGACAAAAAAGCAAAGCCATTGATATGGCATTTGAATTGTAAAGCTTGTAAAAAAGATTGGTCAATGGAGCGCATCAAACAAAGTGGACGCAAACCACACTTCTGCCCTGACTGCTATGAAGTAGCTAGTAAAGAACGTCATAAGAAAAGACAGAAGGAACGTGACAGAAGTTACGTGCCTAAAGAAAGTAAAGAGAGTCGTAACCTACGTGAAGAAAAGATGGTTATGTGGTTACCATTTGAACCATTGTTAAAAGTATTAGAACGTGGTCATATTAAAGATGAAGACTGGGCTATTGTAGATTCACGTGACCGTGGTTTGACTACATACATGGCTAATAGATTAGGTTTGCAATATACTTCAATGACTCGTTACCTTAAACCAGGTGCAATGGTTAGTGCATACAAGGCTGATGAGTTTGCTATTCGTTTACGGAATGCATCCAATACTTATCTGGGGTATGGCGTTCTATCAACTCGAGACTCCTGACCAGACTTATCTTGAGAAGAATCGCGAGGCTTCACGTATCTCCATGGCGAAAGCCCGTGAGCGTCGTATAGATGCTTTGCTGCAGCAAGGTTACAGTCGAGAGTTAATAACAAATTCAGGTCACCTCCGCAAACGCGGCGTACCATCTCACGATGACCAGAATTAATTTGCAGCAAGCCTGAGTCATAACTCTTATTCTTATTCAGGTGATATATCATCTCACCTTTCTCATTCCATATAGCATTGATTGCTTTGATGCGGCATCTTGATTCGCGCCAAGCAATGTAACTAAACTCTTTTACTGGCAGGCCAGCAGCTTTTATAGCGGGTTCCCACTTAGGACAACTGTTAGTGGCAGCTGATGCTTGAGTGGGGAAAGCAAAAAAAGTTATGGCAATAGCCAATATAAGTTTACGCAATAGTTTTCTCCTTGTTAGGGGTTTATTATTCTGCAGCCTTAGCTTTCTTATCAACCTTATTAAACACTTGGTTGATTTCTGCAGCGGACAGTTTACCGTCGTCCAAGAAGGCTCTCGATAGTCCTTCTACTACGGTGGCTACACCAGCCATGCCTGCCATGAAGCAAGCTTTCCATATTGATACGCCGGCAATTGCGCCAGCACCAATAACTCCAAGACCAGATGCTGCAAATGTTGCAACGATTCTCATAAGAATATTATTAAGTTGTTTCATAACTTCTCCTTATTTATTTTTTCTTTCTTCTTCTTTTTTATTCTTTGCACGATTAACTACTTCTTCAAGTTGTTTTATAATGCTGTCATAACCAAGGCTTTGTTCATAAGGTTGCAACTCATATCCTGGTATACCAAGAAGTCTAAACAAATATTGACGTGATTCTTCAGGAGTAAACTTACCTTCTTTTTCTTCAATATAACCTGGCTTACCAAGTCCTGGAAGATTTTGTACAACACCAGCACCTGGCAATTGACCAACAAAAGGTTCTGCTCCTGCTCCTGCGACTGCACCACCAGCTAAACCAAGTGATGTTGGTAAACCAAATGTTCTTGCAGCAATACCACCAGCTAGTGCAGCTCCACCAATTGCTGGGTTTTGTATTGCACCAGCAGTTGCATTTCCAAGTCTCTTATAATAACCTAAGAATGGAAGAACATTATTAACTATATATTTAATTTCTTCTGCAACTGGTGTTTGATAATTAGGATTATATATTTGAGTTTGGTCTTTGAATTTGAAGTTTAATCCAGCTTCTACAATTGCTCGTGGAACTGGTGCAAGTGCACCTAACATTGATGCAGGGTCTGTTAAGTTACCAAATGCATCTTCTTGTTTTTGGAAACCAAAATCAGGATTAGCAAATATGTTTCTTCCAAATGGAAGTTTAAATGAATACTGCAAGTAACCAGGTCTTACTGATGTATCCTCTTTGTCTGTTGCATTGCGTACAATACTATTCCAAGTTGCATAAGCGCGTGGATTAGCCCATGATGATTCTAATATCAATGGGAATGAACGAGATGTCCACATCCAGAATGGTATTATTTGTTTGAATCCTCTGTCTGCTTGTGATAAGTCTTGATAGTCAATTAGATATTTTGCTGTGCGGGCAGCTGCTTCATCTGGAGTTAAACCTTTTGCAAGTCCATCCCATGTTAAAGCAAAACGTGACCACTGTTCAATAGCTTGACCTTCTTTGCGCGACCAACTAAGTGGCTTAGCAAATCTTCTTGATATTTCAGCACCAGCACCAACAGCTTTTTCTCCTAATGTTTCAGCACCTTGAACAGTTCTTGTTTGTCCTCTGCCTGAAATTCCAATTGCTCCAGTACCAGTTCCGAATACATCTTCAACTACACCAAAACCTGATGAACCAGTTGCAAATAACAATTTAGCATAGGTATCAATATCTGTTCCTAATGTTTTAAATGCTCCAGCAATCTCGCCATCTATTGCCTGTGCAGCTTGAGCTAAATCATTAGCAGCAAAATCATCACCAGCGCGCAAAGCTTTATCCGATTCTGCAAAGAGTCTATCTCTTTCAGCAATGAGATTATTTATTTCTGCTCTTCTTTGTGGGTTAAGACCAGCAATCTTTTTATTAACTACTTGTTCAATGTCAAGTCCTGTTTTTGCAAATTCGTCACTCAATAAGAATTCCATTGCTGATTTATTACCAGCGCTGGTTGATTCCATTAATTGACGTTGTAAGAATTCACCTCTAGGTGATAATAAGAACTTGTCTACTAAATCTTTTTCAGCTGTTGTTAAAACTGCAGAAGTAATACCAAGTTCTCTTTTTGCTGCACCCTCTACAAGAGCACGTACTCCTTCATCGCCGCCTAAACCAAGAAGAGATTCTAGTCCTCTCTTCTTTAAGAATTTAGTATAAGCCATATAAACTTTTGTTGCTCTTCTCATTTCAAGAGGACTAGCTCCAGCTGACAACATAAAGAATACGTTTGACAAAGCATTACGTTCATGGAATCCTGGTATAGCAGTAACCCAAGATTTAAACAACTGTGTTGTATTCTTATACCATTGTGGCATTAGACGTGCAACAAATGGGTCTTCTAATCTTCTAAAGTTTGTAATCATTTCTTTGATTTGCGGCGAAGCTAAAAGACCAGGATACTTTTGTGCATTTATTTGTAAAAACGCAGATGCATTGTCTAAGAATAATGGAACAGTCTTTGCCCACTTATCTGGTGGAACATTCTGTAATGCGTTAACAAGTCTGCCACTTTCATTCTGCAGAGCATCAGCCAATGCTTTAGCTTCAGCACTCATAGCTGCACCGTATCCAGCCGGCAAGTCAGGAGCTAGTCTTTGTAAGTCTAATATTCTTTGTTCAAGTTGATTAATCTTTTGATTTAAGAAATCAGAATAAAAGGTTTGATTGCCAGCTAATTTAACTTCTGCCTCATCAGCTAACTTAACTATTTCATCTCTAATAGATTCAAGTTCTGTTCTAAATTTAGGTGTTTGATTTAATGCATCAACACGAGCAGGTGACAATATTTCAGTTGCGGCATCTGCAAATGGAAGCAACTTAGATGGTGGTCTTACACCAAACTCAGTTTTAATTGATTCTTGTGTTAAGTCTCCACCAAATCCTTTACCAACAAATGGGCCAGCTCCTTCTGCTTCAGCAATCTTGCCTAAGAAAGAATCAACATTGCCTCTCTCGGATTCAGTAACTAAAGCTAAGTTATGCAACCAGTTTGTGTAAGCAGTATCACGAGAAAAACCTCTTGCATATTTAGTGAATGCTTCTTCTGCGTTTGTTTCAAAAAAATCATAACTAAGTTTTCCAAACTTGCGGGCAATCTCATTTAATGATTTAATACCACCATCGATGTCAGCTTGTGTCAATCTCTTCCCAAAGAATAATTCACCAGCTTTTAATTGACGTAAGTTTGAACCAGCTAATGCGTAGCTTCTGTCAACGCCTAATTCATTTAATACTTTTTCAGGCAGTCTTCCTTTTTCAATATCTAATGCTGCATCTTTTGAAAGAGTATGTGGGAACCATGCTTGGTTTTTTGGCAATGGTTGAATCTGTTCGAATGGTACACCAGCAGCTACCTGTGCACGGTTGTGTAAGTAGTTAGCACGATTATAAAATTCATCACCAATTGAACGTAGGTTTTTAGCAAGCGCTAGTTCTTCTTCTGATACTTCTCTACCAACTACTGATGCGGCAGCAGACACATCGAATGCAGGGTCTAATAAATTAGCAGCTTTAGGATTATCTAAAATATCAAAAACTGTATTTGAATACTTTAATAGGTTAGCATCTTTGTTAAAGACTGGACGCAGTAACTGTTGTGCTTCTGAAGTAGATTGAGAAAATAAACTACCATATGCTCTGTCCATTGCAAGCAACTTAACAAAGTCATTAGCTTCTTGACCAGTTAATTTTCTACCTTCATATACACCACTACGTAATGCAACACGCATTCTTGCAATATCTGCAGAACCAAACACTCCACCTTCACCAGTTGGTGTTATCCCACTTAAAAATCTTCTTCCAGCTTCAGTGCCAAACAAACCACGTGATGCAACTTGTGCTAACTTTGTTGAATTTAATACAGTTATTGGAACATTCTTTGTACCAACACGAACACTTGTAAGAGTTTGTCCAATAGTATTAGCAACTTTTTCTGTGTAAGGAAGTATTACTTTAAATTTACCAGCACCAAATCGTAAACCACCACGGGCACCAAGTACTTCTGCAACTGGCCCACGCAACGCGCTATAACCACGTGTAGCAATCTCACCTATTACATCATCAGTTAATGTATTAACAACAAATTCATTGCCACTTACTTTTGCAGCTTCACGAACTTCACGTGCAATCTGTGCTAATTCTTCACGAGTACGAGCACCTAATGTTCTACGCGCACCAATTCTTTGTTGTTCAAGAATAGCTTCTGCTGCTGTTTTTTGTGTAGCACTCAGTCCACTAGTTGCTCCACCTTGTGGCCTAATACCAAATGCACCCGCACCAACTTTTACTGGTGCAGTTACGGCTGCTTCTGCTGCAGCTTTACGCGCTGCTATTTCTGCTGCATCAATAATGCCTTCTTTTCCTGCTTGTACTACTGCTGCTTCTCCAGCTTTAGCTGCTGCCTTAGCTGCTGCTGCAGCTGTTTGTCTTGTGCTTACAACAACACCTTCACGTGCAGCTTCTTTTGCTATTGCTAATGAAACTTTCCCTGTGCCTGCGGTCATAAAGGTAACAGGGTCTGTAAAGATATCTCCTACTAAACCAATGCCACGGTTAGCCCATGTTTCCCATTGCCATTTTGTTGGCTTGTCTTTTTCAGGTTCAAAAACATCACCCATTAATTGACCATAACCAATTTCATAATTTTTAGTTTGGTCTAACCAATCTTTCCAACTAAAACCTCCAGCACCTAAACGATATGGATTACCAGTCTTTGGGTCAATTTCTTCACCACGTCCACGTGTACCACGCCATACTGCTAATTCATCACCAGTTTCTTTTAATGTAGATTGAATTAAGCGACGTCCAGTGTCAACTGCCATTAATGGTTTGAGAAGAAGTTGTTCAACTGGTTTAAATTCTAAACCACCTGGAATAACATCAAAGTTAATTACTTTACCTAAAACATTTAATGCTGGATTAATCTTTTCTTGTTTAACAATTGATTCTACTTCTGACTGTGGAACTTTATAACGTTCTGCTAAACGAGTTAAACGCGTTACCTCATTCATCTTAGCTCTTAAGTCAGCAGGTATTGGAGGACCAGCTTGCACTGGAGGTGCAGTAGTAGTAGCAGTTCCTGTTTTTGTTGTTGGTGTTGGCGTAGGTCCTATCAAACCATCTAAACCTCGTGCAGTACTTTTAGGCGTAGTAACAACAGGTGCTATAGTTGTAGCAGTAGTAGCCTTAGGAACAGTAATAGTAGGAGTAGGGGTATTGCCAATTAAACCATCTAAACCTCGTGGAGGAGTAGTGGTAACTGGTGGTGTTGGGTTAGTACCTTTTGGTGTAGCCATTATGGTTTAATATTCTTACCCTTAAGTGATTGTCTTCTAATCGCTTCATCTTTAAATGGTGTTTGTTTCTTTTTGTTTACAACGGAAGCAACGTGTTCAGTTGGGTCTAAGTAACCACTTGGTGCAAAACCTGGAACATTTTGTCTCATGTCTGAAAATTCTTTCATCTTAGTATCGATATAATTTTTTGTTGATTCGTTAATAGTATCAACACCAATTATACCTTTAGATAAATTAGTTCTTGGACCATACTTTAAATTAGGACTTGGAAGATTTGCTTTAAATGTTTTATCTGATGCTGTTAAATAATCTTTAACTGCTGGTTGAACTTTTGAATTATATTCTGTAAACAAATCATCAACATATGCACTTGCTGCACTTAGTGGGTCAGCAGATGCATTGGTTGCAGGAAAATCAAGTTTATCATCTTCATAATCTTGAACTATCGCAGCTTTAATTTCTGGTAAAGAATATCCTTTTTGTATAGCTGCAACTATTTTTTGTTCTGTTGTATTAGTTGATTTAGATGCTGCATACCATTTAGGTGCAGCAGTTTTTATAATATTATTTTTAATAGTTGGATATTTAGGACCAAGAAGAAAAGATGCGTAAGCATCTAAGTCATCACCAATAAGAGATTGTGGTCTCCATGCATTTGGGTATTGTGCTTGTGATGCACCAGCTAGTTGGTCATCAAATATATCTTGAACATCTTTTGGTTTAGCTAAGCTCTTAAGACCAGTTGGTGTTTTTTGTGCGGCCTTTTGGCGAGCTAGTGCTTGTAGCATTGCTTGATTTGGTGCCATTATTTTTTCTTCTTTGCTATTGATGCTGCGAGTTGTGGAAATTCTTTAGCTACTGCTGCTGCTGATGCGTTTGGTTTTGCCGCAACAAAGTCAGCTACTCTCTTTATCAATGCAGTGTTACTTGCTTTAACTGGAATGTTAAGAAGTTGTTGTAATGCTGTTGGTTTTGCGGCAGCAGTTGTTGGTTCAGTTCCACCACCAGTGGTTGTTCCACCACCAGTGGTTGTTCCACCACCAGTTACTGGAGTAGGAGGAGGAGCAACGTAACCTGTTCCATACAAAGTATTAAGAGCATCTTGCAAAGCTTGTTGACGAGCAATTGCTTGTTGTTGTGCTTGGAACTTAGCAGTATTATATTGAGTTTGAATTTCTTGTAATGCGGCCAACTGTTGAGTGGTCAGAGTTCCTTCTTGTTGTGCTTTGTATGCACCAAGTTGAGCTGCTGCTAACTGCTGAGCCATCTGTTGTTCTGCTAATCTTGATTCTTGTCCAGCTCCTGATTGTGCTGTTAATACTCCAAGCAAGTTATTATAGTTTGCCGCGCCACCCTGTGCTGCTGCATTAGCTGCCATAAGTCCAGGTTCTGTTCTTCCTGCTTCTACACCTTGTCCCTGCATGTACTGAGCAAGGTCGTTAGCTATTGGTGCTGCTGTTGCACGTGGTGCTTGAGCATATGCTGTTGGTGCATTAGATGTTAAGTAGTTACGCAATGCATCAAAGCCTTGAGTTTGCAATCCACTTGCAGTTGTATATGATTTTCCTAATTGTGCTTGCTGTGCTGCAACTTGGTCTGCAATATATTTTTGTTGTGCAGTTCTTTGGTCTTCTAAAGTTGTCATTAATGTTGGGTCAATATTACCAGCAGTTAATAATTGATTTTGAATTTGTCCTGCTTGATACTTTGCACCTTGTGTTGCTCTTTCAGCTGCTGCTGTAGCGGCTTCTTGGTCTGCTTTAATCTTTGCCAATGCTGCTGCATAACTATAGGCTCCGCTTGTTGAACCAGTTCCTCCGCCAGTTGTCTCAAACGCGCCAGTACCAGTTGTATCGGTGGTCTCACCAGTTGGGCTAGTACTGAATCCATCACCTTCAGTTACCATTCTTGCTGGTGTAGGACCAGTCGAAGGAATTAAAGTATTTAATGGTTTTTTTTGTGACAAACCATATCTTGTTACAGCCATGTTTCTACCTCAGTGCTAATAAAGCTTGCGCATCCGCAGCTATTTGTCGTGATTTATCTGATTCTAAATTAGCCAAACCTGATTGATAGGTTTCTAAACCTTGAGCTTTACCTAGGTCATAGCCTCTTAGTTGATTAGCCAAATCTGTTTGAGCATACCCTAGGCTTCTAGCTCTATCTGAAGCATACTGTCCTAATGCTCTATTATAAAGACCTGATTTAACACCTTGTCCTTGAAGCCCACGCCTGCCATAAGAAGAAGTAAGCTTTGGCACTTCTCCTAAACCACCACCAGAAGTAGTTTTAAAAGCCGCTTCCTGCAGTTGGGTAATTGGGCGTTGGCCGGCAGTTTCTGCCAGATAACGTCTATAGGCATTAAGGGCAGCTTCCTGCGAATATGCCTGCTGCAGACCTCTACGCTGCTGTTCAAATATTGATGGGTCAAAAGCCATTTATATTACCTCTTATTATTATAGATAAAATTTTCCATATTACCACTTACCTATTGGGCAGGTAGCTTGTTTTAATTTTACTTTTACTTTCATAAAACAACCACACTGCTTACATTGGGTAGTTGGTTTAAAAAACTCTGGACAATCTTGACATAGTGAATATCTAGCACTTTCTTCCTCATCACTAACTTTCTCTACATCTGGGTCTAGCATATCCCATGGTCTAGTATTGCCTAATCTTTTCTTATATTCTTGCCAAGCGTTCACTCTTGAACCTCTGGTTGTACAAATTTAACACCATCAAAAGTCCAGCCTTCTCCAACTAAACCTCTTAGTTCATTTGGAATAGGTATTATCTTAGGATTGGACATTAAAGCAGCAACCATGTTTTCTGCCCTAGCCCAAATTATTTCTGTATATGCCACATCACCATCTACTACAACGGCAAAGTAAACTTTCTCACTATCTGGTATATCTGTCATTTTGATTTCTCCTTCGTAAACTATATATTATACTACTAGTAACATCCAAAACATGCACAACAAACTTGTTCATTTACGTCGTTATATGGTTGACAAGCACATGGTGAACATGGGTTTGGTTGACAAAGTGGAGCATTCCAGTAGTATCTTCTAGTATAATAACGGCAACCACCTGAACAAAAACTATTCACAACTTCTGTTCCAGCTGAACTTCCAGTGCATGATGTGCATCCTGGTACTGGCGGTGGTGGTGGTGCTGGACATCCAGTGCAGTTTCCATTCCAACAGAATTGGTTTGGACAACCAGCTTTTGAGTATCCTGCTCCTGATGAACCAGAACAATTATTACTTAAGCAAGTGTGTGGTCCAAGTGTAGATGGACTAACTGAAGTAACACCATTAAAGGCATAACCATTAGCAGTAGGGTTGCTACAGCTAAATGAGCAGTCAACTGGAGGTGGAGTATATCCACAACTTGGACTGTTATATTCTAGTATTTCGTTATACGTGCCACCACTACCATCAGCACGTAGATTATAAAGAGTAAAACCACTGCACTGGTTTGCTGCAAGGAGCGTACCAGCTGGAGGATAAACTGGTGGAGCAAATGGAGTAACTGCATTTGATGGAGCTGAAGATGCGGATTGAATTCCATAGTCAGTTAATCCATAAACTGTAAAAGTATAAGATACTCCGTTAGTTAAACCATTTACTTCAACTGGAGAACCTGCTGCTGTTCCAGTAATACCACCTGGTGAAGAAACAGCAGTATAAGATATAGTTCCTTTGCCAATAGCAGTTGGTGGAGTAAAGCTAATATTAGCTCTAGTGTCACCAGCTGTGGCAGTACCAATTATTGGTGTGCCAACGGTATCACCGCTACCATCGATAATTCCAATGATTGGCATTACGCGCTCAAGTCTCCCAATAGTACCCAAGTATTTGTGGCTCTTTTAATTAAAGTACCAGCAGTCCATTGAGCACGAAGTTTGAATCCAGGGTTAGCATTGATGGTTACACCGCTAGTTGGTTGTATTGTTACTTGTCCTGCGCCAGTTTGTAAGATTGTTATTTGCGTACCAATCGGAAATGCTACAGTAGAGTTTAGAGGAACAGTTAAAGTAACTGGTGATGCATTAAGTAATTCAACCACTTTTCCATCATCTGCTAATACTAAAGTATAGCTAGCTATCTGAGCACTTGTTTCAATATGGTAAACAACGTTGCCTTGGACTAAAGCTCCGTTTGTTGGAGTTGATAGTCCAGCTACAGTACCAACTGAAAAGTTACCAGCTGTCGTACCAACTGAAACGCTACCAGATACAGCAATTGATGTTGCAGTAGCCACTCCAAGTGCTGGTGTAGTTAAACTCAAAGATGCCCCAAGTTTAATTGTAGTTATGCTTCCGTCTGCAAGCAATGCAGTGGTTATGGCTTGACCAGCAATAGCTGCTGTTCCTATCGCGCCATTATCAAAGTTTGAACCAGCGGACAAACCATTGGTAAAGTTTGCTATTGCAGTGTTGTTTGTGTTGTGTTGTGCAGCAACAATCGGTTGACCATTTTGAAAGTTTGGAAATGGTATTGTAAGTGTAGCCATTGTTAAGTACTCCTAATTTTTCTTCTCTTGAATTTGTAAGCGATTGAATTTAATCCCCATTGTCTACCTGGGAAAACTGTTGAGTCTGTGTCATCATCTGGACCCATGAATTCTAATTGTATTGCGAATCCTCTACCTAAAGGAGCAACACCTTTTCTTTTAATTACGGCACCACCAGTGTTAAAACCATATACTGCAGTGTCATAAACACCACCAGAACCATCTACTGAATAAGTTCCACCAGCAGCAGTAGCAGTTAAAGCAATAGTTCTTGTTCCACCTACTTGATTAGTTTCATCAAAGTTTCTATAACGATTTAATGTTATTGCCGTAGGTGTTGAAACATCTTTAAATACAAAGTATGGACGAATAAAAGTTTTTAATTGAACATATGCTCTATCATCAAACCATGATGTACGATAATAAGATTTAAATCTTCCGCTTAACGATGGTGTTGCACCAACAATAACATCATCATCGGTATTTGCATAATCATCAACAAAATATACATAAGGAAAGTCGTCATCTGGATGAATCATTAAATAATAAGGTTGGTCATCTGCTGTTCGCCAGTCACAACCAGATACCAAACCAAAACCTGGTATGAGAAATGGAGTTGCATCATCTGATAACATAGGTGCAGACTGGAACATTGTATACGCGCCAGCTTTGCCAATAGTAGCATCAAATATTAAATTAATAGTTGGATATGCTGGAGGTGAACCAACTTCAGTTGCAGTATATGGCAATGATATCCATACTCTATTTCGTATAAAAGATAAAGTTATTTGGTCAGTGTGTTGAGCATTAACTTCATTGTTAATAATGATTGGTCTTATGCGTTCAAAGATATCATTAATACCATTACGATTATAGAAATACAATCCTTGCGGCCAGTCGAAGAAATATACTCCACCATTACCAGCAACAGCTTGCTGTGGTGTGTCAACACCAAGGTTGGTTGACACTTCTACTAACTGGAATGAGTCCGCGTCATAGCCCATAAGGAGATAAATAGCTTTTGGTTTAAATATCATTAGCTGACCATCAACTATTTTAATTGCACGTATTCCTTCTCCACCTGCAATGATGTCAATGTAGTCATCTTGGAACCAGTTCTCTGGTGAACTTTCATGTGACCAACGTAGTCTATTAGGATATGCAGTTAGTGTAGGAGTTGCATCACTATTATATTCTTTTGTATTAGCTACAAATAACTTATTAGCATGAGCAACTGTGTGTTCTGCGCGAGGCATATAACCACCAACTGGCAATTGGTATGGCTGCCAAGTAGGACCAGATGCAATCAAAGATGTTGCATATGTTTGACCAACAGTCCACTTGTACATATTTGGTGCATCTTTTCCAAGAGCAATATAAAGAGTATCTTCCCATTGAGCCATGCCAGCACCATTAGGAGATTTAACTGCTAATGGAGTTGATACTGCACTATCTAAATAACTAAAGTTGCCACCGGAAGAAACATAAACTCTACCATCATAGGGACCAGTTACTTGATAACCAGTTGTTAACATGATTTGTGGTGCGGCAGGATACTTATAATTATATAATCCTTTTGGATTCCATGTTCCAGTAAATGCTATTGGACTAGGATTTTTTGTTTGATAGCCGGCACGGGAAAACACACCACCACGTGGGTCAACTTCAACATTAAGCATTCCTGGTGATTCATTCGGTGCTAACTGAAATTGGTCAGCACGAAAGTTAAGCCCACCAGTAAAGTCAAATAACTGTTGAACTGCAATATTAGCCATTGTTTACCAAGCCACCGCACTAGGAATTGCTCCTGCACTTGGAAGCACTTGTATACCTGGCATGTTGTAACCATAGCCAATTGCACTTAACTGCAATCCACCAGAATATACTAATGGTTGATTGCTGCTTGGTGCTGTTAAGTAATCCTGGTAGTTCTTTAAGTTTGTAACAAATTGGTCTCTATAAACTCTTGCCATTTCAGCATCTTCTTGGAACTGATAGATGCGTGACATTGTATAAGTTATAAGACAAGCCTGTAGTTCAAGGTCTAAGTCTACATACATAGTTGATTCTGAGTTGCTTGAATCTAATAACCAATCAAGGTCTGGTTCACGATATCCTCTAACTAATAGAGTGTAGATTTGATTTGGGCGCGGCCATAGATAAAGTTGATTAGCCCAAAGTGAGAAGTATGCTGGAATCCCAACTTGGTTAGTTGAACCTACCCACCATCTTTCGCCTTGGTCTTGGCTAATATAAATTAATTCAACACCAAAGTTTTCATATATTTCTGGACCTTGAATTGAAACAACGTTAATTAATTCTTTAATATCATTCATATCAACAGTCTGGGGAACTGTTACATAAGGTGAATATGTTTGAGTCATTGTAAAGTTTGCAACTGTTGGACCACCTTCTACGGTTGCTGTTATATAATTTGATTCAAACCAAGGCCAGCGAGTATCGGTATCTACTATTGTTTGAAAACCTTCTTTAAGAAACTGAAGCACTAGGTCCTGGTTAATATCATCAACATCATTATCATAGCCAATTTGTAGCTGAGAAAGATTCTCAAGCAATTGGATAAGATAGTAAGAGTTTAAACCACCTCTTGGGTCTAGTGCCATGTTATATTCCTATTCTTTAGACTTAGCTGCTTTAGCCTGTTGATTTAAATGGCCAATACAGAATTCGGTTTTTCTAGCTTGCGGTGCTCTACATCTTTCTTGCTTCATTTCATTCCAATGTGTGCAAGTTGGCACTGGGGGAATGTATTCTACGCCAGAAGGTGGAGCAAGTTCAGTATTAGATTGCACAAAGTTAGGCATAACGCCTGCTACATCTTGTCCAGACTTTGGTGAATTATACATCTCACACCCTGCTGGAACTTGACTTGTAAATACTGGCTGTCTTGTCATATGTTTATTATCCTTCGTGATAAATAGTTCTCTATGTATTGTACAAATTTTTTCATTTAAAAGGAAATAGCTGGCACTAAGAGGGTTGCCCGAAGGATGACAACCTTTCAACTCTTAGCACCAGCTAAACCTGTTTAACTAGCCGAAGCTAATTAAGTTTATTATGCGTCAGCTGACAAGTAGCCCTGACGTGCACGGTTGGAGCAAGTAAGCTGTCCATAGGCCAATACGATGGCGTAACGAGCATCTTTCTGTGCAACTGTACCCTGCTGGAATGGCGTTGTGGTCCACCAATGGCCATTCATACCAGTGAGCTTGAGGTACTTCGTATTGAGGAAGTACATCGAGGCATTGGATACTTGGTTACCTGGCATTGCAAGGTCAAACACAACTGGTGTCTGCTTGAACATCAAGTTCTGGAAACCAGAGTTAGCCTTAGCTACGTCCTGGTAACGCACGTTTGGTGTCAACAATGACTCAAACTTGCTAAACAATGCTTCAGTGGTGATGATAATGTCTGGAGTATCATTACCCTTCGATGCGTTGTTGTACACGTTTGCCATGTTAACAAGGCTCAAAGTTGCATTTTGTATACCTGCTGGTATAGTTGGGTTCCACCATGAACTGGTTGCTGCGTCGATACCACCGATTGCGGTGTTCAATGAACCAGCGAAACCGCCGATACCGTTGAACTCTTTTGCGGTGCCACCAGTGCCATTGTTCGAGCTAAGAAGCTGACCGTTGACAAGTGACTTAATCGACATTTCTGCCTGCATAATTTTAGCATTCAACAACTTGATGATTGCTTCTGTTCCACGGTTCTGTGCTTCTTCGATACCGCTAATTGCGATGGATGCAGCGATTTGCTTCCAGTCGTAAATAGCAGACGTGATGCCGTCTTGTGGGGTAAGAGCAATGTTGTCATAGCCCGAGTAGGATGCAGCGGTTGAGTTCTCTTCATAGAGCACTGGCTCTACGATTTGAGTTCCGCCTTCTTCCATAACAACTCTTCCACCTGAATTCATGTGGTTCAAGAGCACGAGGTCCTTGAAGATGTTGTCAACCAGCGTTGGCTGGTAGTTTTGTAGTGTCGTAGAAAACAGTGCATTGTAATCTACGGACTGCACGTTTGGTGAAGTCATTTTATTTTCTCCTTATAATGTTAGTGTTTTGGTTAAAGCCCCAAGCCTTTTTTGGCTTGTTCAAAGGCTTCAAATACTGTTTTAGGTGCAGTAGTTGCGACTGGACTTCCGCCCTTAGAAGATGTGCCTGTGGAAACAATTGTTGCCGAACGCTTAGCTTGAACTCTAGCCTGTTCTTCTGAAAGCTTTTTAGTAGCTTCCGAAGCCTTAGAATAAACTTTATCAAAAGCAATCTGTTTAAAGACTGACTCTAAATCTGTTACTCCTGTTGCTATAGCTTTTGCTACAACTTCATCTGGATTGAAATCTTCACCGTACTTGCTTTGTAATTTATCGATAGTTCTAGTTAATTCGTCCATAGCTTTAGATTGCTCGAAAGCCTGAATTCTTTGCTCTAACTGTCGCATTTGCTTTTCAGCCGGGTCCATCCATTCGTCTTCGACTTCTGGTTGGGTTGCTACACCGTAGTGCTGCTGTAAAGCCTGCAAGGTGCCTGCTGGGTCTTCTTGCAACGATTGTGCAAGAGTAGCAGCAAATTCAACTTGCTTTCTTTGTTCGCTAAGTTCCTGTGTCTTACGGGTATAATCCGCTTGACGCTGGTACCCAGCTAGAGCCTCCTCTAAAGGTACTACGATTTCTTCGCCATTGACTTGGAGTTTTACGGACTTTGCCGCAACCTCTGTGTAATCAAAAAAATCTGGCTCTTCTATTACGCCTGCTTCGCCTAATTCCTCGACTTGTCCATCTTCGACAATGGGGTCGATTACTTCAGTACTAGCACTAGCATCATTTATTTCTTCATTACTCATTTGGAGTCCATCCTTCTAGTTGGTTGTTCCTATATGTATGTAAATAATTTTACCTATATCTTTTATTATTGCTGTACTCCACCTAATATTTGTTGTAATATTTCTGGTGGAAGACTTTGTAAAATAGCAGCTAATTGGTCTGGGACTTGAGGTGCTGGGCCAGTAATTGGTGCACCAGCTATTAACCCTGGAGGCATTGGAGGACTTAGTGCTTGTTCTCCACCTCCTTGCATTGCTGCCATTAATTCAGGAGGTAAACCTTGTCCACCTTGTTCTGACTGCATTGCTGCCATTTGGTCTGGGGCCATACCTGGTGGCAAACCCTGTCCTTCTAAAGCTGCTTGGTCTGGTGCCATTGGCATGCCTTCTGGCATTTGAGGTTCTGGTTGTTGTAGATAAGCTGCAGCGTCTTTTACGCCAAAACCAGTTCTTAAAACATACTCTGCCAACTTTGGTAAGTTAACAAGTCCAGCCTCAGCAAACGGTTGCATTGCTGAAACAATCTGTAATGCCATATCTCTGCGGAAAGCCTCATTACGTGGAGCTGTTGAACCAGCCTCAACTGTAAAATCAAACTCACCAGAAATATAATCTTTATCAAATGTTAACCATACAGGTGCAGATTCAGTTCCTACTATTCTTACAGTCTGCTCTCCAGTTAAGAATTGTTGAGCTAGCATTATAAGATTAGCAGCACATGCAGCTATTGAATTTTCAATTGACACAAGCTTTTCAGCCACTCTAGCATTACCAGCTTCAGCAATGATTGATGCTTCGCGGGCGGTACGAGTTGTCTCTGGGATTGCACCACGCTGGTACTCTGAGACGCCTGACACACGGTCAATATCATTTGTAATTAATGATGACTGATTATAATAATCTTGCGGGTTAATGTAGGCTGGCATTGCTACTACTACGTTTTGTAGATTCTCATTACCTTTAACTGGAACCAATACGTTGTCATCATCTGATGCCAAAGCCTGACGTCCAGCATCATCGAATGCTGATTCGCTAAACAAGTACTTGCGGGAGAAGCGCTTTCTATGGTTCATCATCTGGGTACGAGTTTCATTTAATTCGTACTGCAATGGCTCAATTGCTTCTAATTCACCCATTGGATAAAAGAATCCAGGGATTTCATAGTTACGCAACATGATGTAAGGGTGACCAAACACATATGGCATCTTGGTTGGTTTAACCAGGAACTTATCACCAGTGTCTGAGAAGATGCACATTTCACCAGTATCAATATTATAATATTCAAAGATGTTGCATTGTGCTTCATCTGCATCAACTGTTGTGTCATAGTTTCCAGTTGCTATATAATCACCATAAGCATTTGAAATTGCTGGTCCTACATCTTTTCTTGCGGCATAATCATAACGGTCATCATTCTTAACATCTTTTAATGTACGACGACTTCTTTGCGCAATCCAACGCAAGTCATTCATATCTGTTGCATATGGGTCAACAAACATATTAAATGGGTCAACGCGCTCTAAGAATGGACGGTCTTCTCTAATAACAAATGTTGATTCAACATCACCTGTAACTCCAGGACCATCTGCAGCTTCATCAGCGGTATCTTGAATATCATCAAGCTTTTTTTCTTCAACAAAACGATAACCAGTTTTAACCCAACCATGACCAAGAATTAGATAATCTTTAACTGCTCTTTGGAACTCTGGCTGACAACCATAATGCTGCCACCAATAGTTAATAATTGATTCAGTTACTACAGCTTTATCACCATCTTCTGGTTTGCGCGGGTTAACCATAATCTTTGGACGACCAATAGAAACAGCAGGTGCTAAAGTATTAATAGTTGAGAACGCAATATTAACAAGCAATCTATCACCAGTTGCTACGCCACGATATTGCCTACCGCGATATAAGTTAATTAATCTTTGCCAAAGTTGACCATAATTTTCTTGCTGTAATTTCTTTTGAGCAAGATTAACTTTACCTCTATACTGACTTAACTTATCTGAGTTACTTTGACGTGCCATATTAGCAATCCCACTTCTTTAATGCCAACGCTTTACGTGTTGGTCTTCCCTTAGAATCTTTCATTGGTCCTGGATTTCCTTCCATCCTAGCGCAAAATGACTTTCTTCTTGCTGCGGCTTTTGGTGACTTTGCTGCCTGCTTAGCAGATACTGGTGGCTTTAGATTCATACCTTCTGCTTTTGCTGATGCGCGGCCTTTAGCATTAAGTCCACCTGTAGGGCTTTTGCCTTCTTTCCTTTGCCAAGCTGGAGTTTTAGCCATTACTTCTTTTTCCTTGCTACCTTCATATTATCAATTAAATTAGGATAAGGTCTACCTGCAGCTTTTGCAGAAGCTTTAGCTGAAGCTTTTTGTGCAGCTGTAAGTTTCTTTGGCGCGCCTAAAGATTTAGGACGTGCCTTTTCCCATACTGGTTTTTTAGAAGCCATTACTTTTTTAACCCTTCTCCGATTGCAGCTAGTCTGCAGTAACCATTTGGCTCAGCCTTTTCTACAATGATATGGCAGCCTTTCATTTTAGGGCACCAAAAAGCACAGTTAGAGCATTTAACTCCCATAGATTTCATTTCATTTTGTGCAGCTGGAACATAACCAACCCAAATACCATTACCATCATTGTCAGCTAATTTGCCATATTCTTCAACTATATCAAAGAAAGATTCAACGTAATCAGCTTCTGCAGGAGCAAGTTTAATAATAGGATTAGTTACACCTTCTGGCAAACCTTCCATCTCTTTTTCTTTTTCTTCTTCAGGCTTGCCAATCATAATAGCAATCTTGAATGCTTCACCCATTGGTGTATTTGAATATTTCATTACGCCTCTAGTTCTCTTCGTTTGATTTCTTCAACTTCTGCTTCAGTATATACAAAATTGTTTTGTTCACATACATGTTCTCTTGAAGAGACAAATGCATTACAGTCAACGCACCTATACAAAGGTCCATTGGCTGTATACAAAACAAATTGACGCATTATTTAGCGCTTGCGTATAATCCAACTGATACGTTGAATTCACCTATTGCAGGAACGTTTGATGTACTAGCAAAATAAACACCAAACTCCGATAGACCAGCAATGCTGCCTCTAAAGTTGTGTGCATAATATGATGGTGTTGAACCAGTTACGCTGTCCACTACTGTTACCAACGAGTTGTCTTCTGCATCATTAAGTGACCATAGTCCTGGTGAAGTTTGGTCATTATTTGCGCCACCGTAGAATGAAATACTTCCAATCCAACCTGTTGGTGCTTCTACAGTTACAACTATTGTGTCATAACCAGCAACATTAATTGGATTCCATATATCACCAGAAGGTGTTGCAATAGTATTATTGTATGAAAATTGTAATTGCTTAAACATTATTTACCTTTTACTTTCTTAAGATTTGGATTCTTTCTTTTTGCGGCAGGTGATGCCTTGCGTGAAGCATTTGCAAGTATTGCCCCTGCAGACTCCATGCTATAGTTGCCCTTCTTAGCGATTTGTTTCTGAGCTGCTTTAAAGCCCATACCTTTTTTAGCTTTCATTTCTTTTTAGCTGACTTACCAGAACCCATTTTTTTACCATAAGGTCTTCCTACTGCTGGGCCCTGTGCGGCATTAAATGCTTCTGTCATTGTTGGCTTCTTTGCAGACTTTTTAGCTTTCATTTTTTTTTGCTCTCTTTCACTAGGTCTTTTAGTTTTTTCTTTGCTGTTGTTAATCTTTTTTCTGCTTTTGTTAATTCTTTTTTAGCGGCTTTAACAACTGGTACTTCTATTTTCTTATATTTAGTAGGTTTGCTAACCTTCATCTTCTTTGGAGCTTGTATTTTAGCTTTCATCAATTTTCTTTCTTCTTGTCTTTGCCATATGCCAGGAAATATGATTATCTAATTTGTCATCAACTTTATCTATTTGAGTAACAACACTTTCCAACAAACCTCTTACTACGGCATGGTCTGCTGAGTTTTCTTTTCTTAAATTTTGTATTATAATAACTAATGGTCCACCAATAAGAGCAACGACAATAGGGACTAACCATTCCATTAAATTAGTTCTTTTCTTGCTGGAATCTTTTCAATTTCGCCGGCTTTAAATCTTGGGGAATCTTCCATAGCTCTTTGCTGTTCTCTTTCAGTTGGTCCATGAAATACTTCTTGCCCATGAGTAAACCCCAATCGCACACCCTTAACATGACATTTGAAGCAAAGCTGCCTCTTTATGTCATTTTCTGAGTCAATCGGTCTTTCGCAAGTTGAACACTTCATACAATCTCCTATTATACTGTATTTTTCTTTACATGTCTAATAACTATTAAACTCGCCAATCCAATCACGCTCACGAGTCTTAATTGGCTTAGGAACTCTACTAGCAAAATAGTTTAGTGTTCCCCATGGAGCATCAGTCTTAGGACTATACTCTGGAAGCCAAACGTACTTAAGCATCTGGTTAGCAATAGCCAAGGACATTACACGGTCGTCGTGTGGGGAACCATGAGTAGAACCATTGTCATCTCGAACAAAGGTTTTAAGTTCAGCAATCGTATATTCACACTTAAGGTCTAAAGCACCATCTCTTAGATTAGCATTTAATTCGTCTATAGCTAAAGGCTTTGACAAGGTTGTTGTGCGCCAACCCAGCTTTTCAGTAGGTTCAGCGTTTCTAATGTTTAATTGACGTTGTCTATAAATATTAATATAATTAGCTTTATTTAAAGATGTTAAAGTTGTTAAACCGTGGTTATTAGATTCAACACCTATTAAAGCTTCATTATAAAAGAAGCCTAAAGAAAATAGGACTTCTTCGCCAAACTTGTCTGGGTCTACGTGTCCATGCCAATGGGCTACTACAAGACCAGACTTGGCATCAATAACATGAGCAGCAGAATAGTCACCCCTAGCCAATCCTTCGGCCACGTCAGCTCCAATAACATATCTAGCTCCGGCTTGTGGTAAGGCCCATACGGAGAGCGGTCCACCGGAGGACTCAAACATAAAAGAGTTTCGAACATCAGAGAGTTTTTTATTAAAACCTTTCTTAGGAACTTCAGTTTGGAATTTCATTAAAGCATCAATGTCAAATACTGGGCGGCCAGAACGAATGAAAGCTTCCTCAGGATTTGATGGGTACTCTTGGTGTAATTGCCATATTGGTAGTTCTGCGGCTTGAGCATCATACCAAGCTTGGTCACGTCCTGATGCCGACCATGGAAAGAAGATTCCACGGAAACGGTTGGTGCCAGTCTGTGACCCATGCCACAAGTTAAAGAATATATTTCCCTCACCCTTGGCAGTAGACAGACAGATTACACGACCACCTACGTCTGCAATTGGCTCTATTGATGCCCAGGCTTCCTCAGGATTAGGCAAGAACGCCATCTCGTCGATTATAGCCAAGTATACCGATTCACCTCTAGCAGGCTCGTTAGCTGATGGCATTGATTCAATTACAGAATCATTACTAAACGACATCTTAAGAACGTTGTTCTGTAGCATCTCTGGACCAGACAATCTCATCCAGTCAGGTATAAATTTATAAATATACTTAGCCTTTTGTAAAAGCTTTGTAGCTTCACGTTCAGTCTTTGAAAGCATGACCACAAATCTATCTGGCCAGAAGAAGGTAATCCAGAAGGCATACGCTGCAGCCAGTGTGGAGAATCCAATCTGACGTGCTTTAAGTACTATAGTATATCTTTCACCTAACCATGTTTTAACAGTTTCTTTTTGCGCGTCCCTCAAAGTAAAGGCAATACGTCCCTGATTAGGATGTTTAATATAAGCATAGTTTTCACAGAAGAAAGCAAATGCTTCTGCTAGTTCTGCTGGTGTTGCGTTCTCTGGACCACGGCACTTACGGAAGTTATATTCATTTAAGAGTTCATCTAAGTTCACGCCAAAACTCCAATCCTGAATAACGTCTTAGTGTCTCTGGCAAGAACACGTCTTCTGGTCTACGAGATTTCTTTTCTAATTTTGGTCTTATTTTGTGTAGATTCTTAATGCCTGTAAGACTGTTTTCAGAGATGCCTGAGCTGTCTTCAATATTTTCAAATTCATGATTGTATTTCTTAATTTCCAAGAAGTCATATATTTTATTAATCTCTTTCTCTGGGTTGTTTATAAAATTATCATATTCAACAAAATGAAACAAGTGTCTATATTCTGGATTCATTGCATGCTTCATGTTATTTAAACATCCCATTATATCATTACCAAACTTCATTAGCCAATCTGCTCTTCTATCAGCCATTGGTTTGTCTGGAAATGTTTCTAATAAAACTTCTTTATCCATTAAAGCATTCTGCTGTGATTCAGGATGAGCATTAATGATTGTGTCAAATGAAACTAATATATCAAGTATATCTCTTACTGGACATATTATTTTAATATTTTGATTTACATAACGATAAGCTACTTCTACACCATTGGCTGATGTCCAATTAAGGTTCTTGTCAATAATGTAGTTAGCTTGTTTATCATAATAAAAGTTTTGTGGTATTGCGGCAATTGCATTAGATATTGCGTTGCCTCTGTCATAATCTTTATGTTCAAATGAATCAAATGTTTGTGTAGCATTAATCATCATTTGTAACATTGGACTTGCCGGCGAAACCCACAAGTCTGGATTCTGATTTAAAACAGAACTTAATATCGTTGCACCTGAGCGTTGAAGCCCAGCTAAAAAAAATATTTCCTTCATTTATTTTCCTTCGTTATTTAATTATGCGTTTGTTGCCATTACATACCAGCTAGTACCATCATACACTATTGTAGCGAAAGTTCCTGCAACACCTTTACAAATCTCATCTTGTAATGCTCCACCAGTATGGGCATAAACGTTGCTTGATGCTGAATCAATTTGATGGTTGCCCCAGTTGTTAAATGTAATTGCGCGACCAATGTATTCTGAGCCTGATGGTAAAGTGACTACAATTGCTGAGCCTGATTTATTATTAATAATCCAGTTTTCAGTATCAGCTACAGTGAAGTCTGCTGTCTTTGTTACTGGTGCAGTAGTTGCATTGTATTCGCTTACTTTAGAATAACCAGTGATTGATGCGCGGTTTGTGTCAATATCAAAACCAACACCAGGGATTCTAAAGTTTGTAACTGAAGCGTTACCTAATGTTATTTGATTAGATACAGATGCAGATGTTGCTGCTGCGTTATAACCAAGGATAATATTATTAGAACCAGTTGTTAAGTTATTAGTTCCGCTGTTTCCAGAGTTATAACCAATTGCTACGTTATTAGAACCACTAGAGATATTATATCCAGCGTTATAACCAAGTGATGTGTTTCCAGCACCAGCTTGATTATCCCATGATGAGTAAGCACCTATTGCAGTGTTGTAGTTTCCAGTGCTTCCATTGAAGTAATAAGTATTACCTGAATCCCATCTTGATAATGCGGCGAATCCAATTGCGGTGTTACCGTTACCAGCAGTGGAGTTATAATACGACCATACACCAACTGCTACGTTTTCATTACCACTTCCATTGCAATAACCTGCAACGCTTCCAACACCTACGTTTCTATTTCCATTACTTAAACCTAATGCATAGCGACCAATTGCTAAGCTTCTTTCAGCAGTTGTTGAATAAGCCATTGCATAATAACCAACAGCCATGTTTCTTTCGCCAGTTGTTAAAGCTTTTAATGCTCCAGTACCAACAGCAAAGTTAGCTAAAACACCAGTTGTACTTACAACTGAATTTTGTAATGCATTAGTGCCAATAGCAAATTGTTGATTAGCAGTTGTGTTTGATGATAATGCGCCAGAGCCAATTGCAAAGTTACTACCTCCAGTAGTGTTGTTAGCTAATGCATTAGCACCAATAGCAACGTTTCCTTGACCAGTAGTATTATCTTGTAGTGCGCCTCCTCCTATTGCAACGTTTCCTCCGCCAGTAGTATTTCCAGCCATTGCAGAGTTTCCAACTGCAATGTTGTTATTACCACTTGTATTACTAAACAATGTAGCGTTACCAATTGCTAAGTTGTTATCTCCACCAGTTGCATCTTGCATTGCTTGTGCACCAATAGCAACGTTATAGTTAGGTGTTGCAGCATCTCTAAGTGCCGAGTTACCAATTGCTAGGTTGTAGTCTCCAGTAGTAAGACTTTCTCCTGCACCAGCACCAAAAAGTGCGTTATTGTTTCCAGTTGTAATTTCTCGTCCAGCACCAAAACCAACTGCTGTATTACTGTCACCAGTAGTAACATCACGCAAAGAATCTGCACCGATAGCAGTGTTAAATTGTGCACCAGTCGGTCCTGTTGGACCAAAGGTTTGATTACCAGCACCAACACCAAGTGCAGTGCTAAAGTTAGGTGTATTATTGGTGTATACGTTGCTGATTCCTGGACCTGTTGCGCCAGTTGGTCCAGTAGCTCCAGTTGAAGATGCACTACCTGCAGCACCAGTTGGTCCTGTTGTGCCAGTTGCTCCTGTTGGTCCTGTTGGTCCAGTTACACCTTGTGTACCTGTTGCGCCTGTAGCACCAGTTGCGCCAGTTGCTCCTGTGTCACCAGTAACACCCTGAGCACCAGTTGGGCCTGTAGCGCCTATATCACCTGTTGGTCCAGTTGGTCCAGTGACTACTGATGCGGCACCAGTTGCACCCGTAGGTCCAGTCGGTCCTGTTACAGTGGAAGCAGCACCCGTTGAACCAGTAGGTCCCGTTGGCCCAGTCACCGTCGATGCGGCACCTGTTGGTCCTGTATCACCTGTTGGACCTGTAGCTCCAGTAGCTCCTGTGGCTCCAGTAGGACCTGTTGTTGTAGTGGTTACTAAGTTCCAACCACCAACTGATGTACTATAAACCCAAGTAAAATCGCCAGCAGAAAATATCTGACCATCAACTGGTGAACTTGGAAAATCTATCGCTGCCATTAGTTACCTACTCTGCTTTGAAGTTCTGCGACTTGTGCTGCTAATTCTTGTACTGCCTTTACTAATATAGGATAAGTTTTCATTGGGTCCGCTTCTAACATATCAGGATTGTCTTTGTGAACTAGTCTTGTATATTCTTCATATCCAAATGTTTCTTGAACTGTATCTAATTCTTGAGCAATAAAACCAAAGTCTTTTCTTCCGATATAAACTTCATTAATAATTTCATTTCCATCTTCGGTTATTATTGGTCTGCGATTCCAATCAAACATAACTGGACGCAATGCTTTAATATAATCTAATCCTAATGGAATATTTTGAATATTAGTTTTATCTCTAACGTCAGACAATGAAGTTATTGTAGTGGCATTACAACGAAGAACAGAAACTGAAGTATTACCAAGTGTTATCTGATTGCTTACAGTTGCAGTAGATGGTGTTGCATAATAACCTAAGCATGTTACGTTACTTCCTGTTGTGTTTCCTCTACCAGCATTTGAACCTAATGAAGTATTTTGAACTCCAAGTGTTGTGCTATATGCAGCTAAAGCTCCAACTGCAGTGTTATTACCTGCAGTACTTACGTTCAGTGCATAATAACCAATAGCAGTGCTTCTGTTTCCTACTGTGTTAGACCTTAAAGCATAACCGCCAACTGCTACGTTATTTGTTCCAGTTGAGTTTGAATACATTGCGGCATAACCGATTGCTGTATCGCCACCAGTTGAGTTTGATTTCATTGCCCAATAACCGATTGCTGTAATTCCAGTTCCAGTAGTTCCGCGACCAGCAAGATTACCAATTGCTACGTTATCAGTTCCAGTTGCATTTAAAGATAATGCTTCTAAACCAATTGCTATATTTGTTGAACCAGATGTTATTGCTTTTCCTGCTTGGCGACCTATTGCAACGTTATTTAAACCAGCAGGAGAGGTTCCATTCATTGCTTGAGAACCCATACCTACGTTGTATGGCGATACTGTATCTACAAATGTATCTGGCGTTAAACCACTTGGACCGGTTGGTCCTGTAGGGCCTGTTACAACTTGTGCTTGAAGAACCCATACACCTGGCGTTGAATCCCATACCCATGAAAAATCGCCAGCAGTAAATACTTGTCCGTTTACTGGTGAGCTTGGAAAGTTAATCATTATTACTCCTTGTTATTGACTTAAAACGCCTGAAGCAAATGTATGTTCAGCAACTTGCGTATAATTTAAAGTAGATTTATACATAACTAATTCATCAAAAGTGCAGTTGTATGTTGGATTGTAAAGTGCACCATTTCCAGGTCCACCAAGAGGCCATGCAGCAAGTAATGAAATTTTATTTCTTCTACCCGAAGGACTTCCATCTGGCTGAGTCGGCCAATATTGTGGCCAAGTATAAGGAGCAAATGTTCTTTCTAATACAACTGCACCATTAATATAAAGTCTAGACCTAGTTGATTGATAGGTATAAACAATATGGTACCATTTATTATAATCAATTGTTACACCAGTATCACCATCTACTCCAATATCAAACAAGTTTCCAACCCATGCAGTTCCATAAAATTTACCACTAGTTTGAGTAATTAACATTCCCCAAGCCAATGCATTTGCGTCATATCTTCCATAAGTAAATGTACTTGTATTATCTTCAAATTTTATTATACATTCCATTGTAAATGCATTTGCATTATTAATATCTCTACCAAACACCTGTGATTCCAATGTGCTAGTTAAATTTACACAGTTGTTTTGATAGTCGCTTGGACCATTTGTCGTATATATTGCATAGTTACCAGAATAAGGAACAATTCCTGTTTCGCGCCAAGTTGCAACACCAGTGCCAGCATAAAAAGTAAAATACACTGATGGAGAACTAAAGCTTCCGTTTTGAACTAAATCAGGGTCTTGTGTTGGTGTGGTAACTGGGTCATTTGCTCTTACCCAAAGAAGTGGATTATCAGCAGCTACGGTAGTAAGCCAAGCTACTTCCAAACTTCTATTTGTAGAAGCAACGATTCCAGAAGTTGATGGCATTAGATTGACAAGTCTCCAAGTAATAAGTAATTATTTGATGACAAGCACAGCAATGTAGCAACTGAGTATTGTGCGCGGAACTTAAGTCCTGGTGTTCCGTTAATCGTTACGCTCGATGCAGCAATTGTTACCTGACCAGCACCGAGTTGAGCAAAGTCAATTCGTTGTCCAGCAGCTAATGCAGTTGAAGTATTAACAGTAGCAGTTATTGATGCGGCATTTGATAGTGTTACTAATTTTCCAGCGTCACTATTTGCTACAGTATAAGTTGTTCCTGTTTGCGTGTTGATTGTTTGCGCGCTGTCCCATACGCCAGCTGCTCCAGTTGCTCCTGTTACTCCTTGTGAACCTGTTGGACCTGTGATTCCAGTAGGCCCTGTTGGACCTGTAACTCCTTGTGGACCAGTAGGGCCTGTTATTGCAGGACCTGTATAACCAGTGTAACCAGTAAATCCAGTGTAGCCAGTGTAACCTGTCGGCCCAGTTGGACCAGTATATCCAGTTGGACCAGTAGGGCCTACGTTTGCTTGACCAAACTCAACCCACTGTGAACTAGTTCCATCATCATAATAAACAAAGCTTCTACCAGTTGATGAATCGTACCAAGTTTCTCCATCTTGTGGAGTTGATGGTGGAGTATCTGAAACTACGAACATTCCCGTAGGACCAGTGTAACCTGTGTAACCCGTGTAACCAGTGTAGCCAGTTGGTCCCGTATAACCTGTAGGACCAGTCGGTCCAGTTATAGCTGGGCCTGTATAACCTGTATAACCAGTTGGTCCCGTGTAACCTGTATACCCAGTAGGTCCAGTAATTGCTGGGCCTGTGTATCCAGTGTAACCCGTAGGTCCTGTATAGCCCGTTGGCCCTGTTGGTCCAGTTATAGCTGGGCCAGTAGGTCCAGTAAATCCAGTTGGTCCTGTTATGGCTGGGCCAGTGTAACCAGTTGGTCCCGTAATGGCTGGACCTGTTGGGCCCGTGTAACCCGTAGGGCCAGTTACTCCAGGTCCTGTAGGACCAGTAATGGCTGGACCCGTAGGACCCGTAAATCCTGTCGGTCCTGTCACAGTTGATGCAGCACCTGTTGGGCCAGTAGGACCTGTCAAACCCGTTGGGCCTGTATATCCTGTTGGGCCTGTAACGCCAGGACCTGTAGGACCTGTAATTGCTGGTCCCGTATAACCCGTGTAACCAGTAGGTCCTGTGAATCCTGTATAACCCGTATATCCTGTAGGACCAGTAAAGCCTGTGTAACCAGTAGGACCTGTGTAACCAGTAGGGCCAGTAAAGCCTGTAGGACCTGTAATACCAGGACCAGTAAATCCAGTTGGGCCTGTGTAACCTGTTGGACCTGTAAAGCCAGTAGGTCCTAAGTTGGAGTTACCAAACTCAGCCCATTGAAGTCCATTAACATCTTGATAATTAAGATACGTTCTACCATTAGTTGAGTTGTACCAAACATCAGTTGCACCTGCACCTGTTGGTGCTGTTTCAGAAACAATAAACTGTCCAGCACCTGTTGCTCCTGTGGCACCAGTCGCGCCTGTAGGGCCTGTAGGGCCCGTAAAACCTGTGTAGCCCGTATAGCCAGTCGGTCCTGTATATCCTGTGTACCCTGTAGGTCCTGTGTAGCCAGTGTAGCCTGTGTAGCCCGTATAGCCAGTCGGTCCTGTGAAACCAGTGTACCCTGTAGGACCTGTGTAACCAGTATAGCCTGTGTAACCAGTTGGGCCTGTAGCACCCGTTGGACCCGTATTAACCCATGGTAGATTATTCCAGTTAGTAGTACCATCACCAATTTTAAATCCTGGACCAGGAGCTGTTGCTGTTGCAGGACCTGTCGCAGGAATGGTTTGTGGTGGGCCTGCATCAATGCATATACCCATTTCGCCGGCCATTAAAATTGGATTGTAGTTGTACCAGTTAGCCTGGGTATCTCTACGCATTTGAACTAATACAGCCATTTAAAATCCTCTTCTCTTTATAATATCTCTTCTCTGGTCAAGCACATATTGCGCTGGTGATGTTCCAGCTGCACCTTGACTTGCGTCAAAGGCCCCTACGGCTACTACACAAGAACCAGTCGCTGCTGCTGAGCTAACATTACTTGCTACTTTAGTATAAGTAAATGTAGTTGTGGTTGGTACTGTTGCTATTGTATAGGTTCCATCAAATGTATTATCAATATTAGAAACATAAACGCTTTGTCCTACAGCGAATCCATGGGCAACTGGCGTTGTTAATGTGGCAATATTTGATGTCAATGCTTTATTAGAAACTGTAACTCCTGCTGCCAGTGGTGTGGCATCTGGTGCAATGAGATAGTGGAATTGAATTGATAAAGCCGCGCCGCCATCAACAACTGTTTCATCTTGGTGGTCAACGAGCAATTGGTCCTGCTGATTCTGCAACTCTCTTTTAAGAGTATTCATCATACGGGAAATCAGTACGTTGCTGTTACCCTGAATAACATCATTACCTGGGGCGGTCCAGACTGCTCTCACGTTTAATTACCAACCTTTTCAATTGACATCGTAGGAAGCACACTTACCTTCTTAGTCTGATTCTGACTTATTTCTAATATAGCTGCTTGCAATTCGGCATCGGTTAATTCTTTAACTGAAGTCTCAGTTTTAATATTAAGAGTCTGTGACTGCTGAATGTAACCAGTAGCCTTTAAATAAAGTTCGGCACTCTTGGTGTCACCCGAGATTCCTTTAATGTAAATTGCATCAAGCAACTTTTGAGTTCTTTCAGGGCTTTGGGACATTCCCTCGACGCCAAGTTTCCAACGCTCTATAAACTGTTTTTTCTTTTCCCAAGTGCCAAGTGTGTTAATATGGACTTCATGTTCTTCTGCCCAAGCCTTCTTCGTGCCAGGGGTTCTAGAGTCCTCAGGGGTCAGCAGCCAAGCAAGGTACGCCTCTTGTTCTTGTGAGAGGAATAATGATTCTGTTCTAGCCACGTGGAGAAACCCTTCTAATAAATTGTATCTTCCTATTATACATAAAAAATTTTACATTTGGCACTGTTACATTAAGGTTAACAAAAGGTTAACAGTAGATGAATTGTAAGAAATATTGGAAAAAACTTGTTAATCCTGCTCTCGGCATGGTACTATATGGTTACTCGGGTTATTGAGCAATAGGAAACATGAATAACAGAACAAATATTAAAAGGTTGGTTATTCAAGGTAACTGTTACTAGTAACCACATACAAGTAACCATTATAATCGAAGGAGATTAAAAATGCAAACATTCACAGGAACAATAGCCAAGGTGCCAACGGTCGGCGCAAAACAAATAACCTCAGCAATTAAAATAACAGAAGATAGTAAGCCAATACAGATAGTAGCTTTTAAGAACTATTGCCCAGCTCAAGTAACCACAGCATTAACCAGTATTAAAATTGGTGATACCTTTTGCTTCATTGGGAGACAGAAGAAGAACCCTTCCACAGGTCAACAGGAAATTGTAATAGAGAAGCTTGTAGAAACAAAGGATTTAAAATATGCCATTGACCCTAACCTTGATTTTATTATAGGTGGTCTGTCTTCCTTTAATAACAAGCCAATCAGCATATCAGAACCGCGCGAAGGATGTAAGCAATATTATACAGATGGTGACTTTTATTGGTATGAAGGTCATAAAGAAAAGTGCCCAACAAGTTTCTAAATAAACAAACAAACAGGAGAATAATAATAATGTCAAATCCAGCAACAGAAAAACAACTAGCCCTTATTGCCAAGCATAACATGCCTGTGCATTCAGATACCTTAACAGTAAAAGAGGCATCTGCAATCATAGACACCTTTGCCAAGGCAAATGGATGGGCGCAGAAAGAATTCACGCCGAAGGCTAAAGCAGAACCTACACCAATGCCAGACAGCTTTTAATTTTTTTTTATTATTTGCATAGGACAATATTGGTGTGATATGATATAAGCCTCTTAGGAAAGCCCTGAGAGACCTTAGGAAGGATTCTAGGGTTACATAATCAGTGATGATGAACTAATAGTAACTTACTAGGTTGGGGACAACTTAGAGCTTTCGTAGGGAAAGGGCCAGGGATTAACTTCTCTGGTCTTTTTCTTTTATATGCCTGAATGTATTTGGCATTGTTAATATTAAAGATAGACCGGTACTTAACAAAACAAGGGGTGGGGGTTTAGGAATATATACGCTTGTCCCTACATAGTTCGGTACCCTCATACGAAGGGGTAGTACGGGGGGTGGGTGTGGGGGTGCCTGGGTGTGGACTCAGGAACTCTGTACTTGTACTTGACATAATCAAAACCTTTCCTTGATGATGGTGTGACACAAGACACATAACATAACTTGACACACACCTCAGTAGTATTATATACTTTACATGTACTAGCAAGGGAGTAAACGGGGGGCTGAGCTTCCTTACTAGTACAATACGATATCATAGCTAAGCCATAAAGCCTAGGATTGTTCTGAGTCTTACCAGGATGGTCCTAGGCTTCTCCTTTGTGTAGGGCAATAGCCGGCTATCAGGATAAGTGATGGATGATACGTGAACTATCTCAGATAAAGATACCTCTAAACCCCTTATGTTATATGCCCTATTATAATAGCAGTAGTGTTCTATCTCTTATTTAGATACAAAGACCTGGATTTATCAGTGTTTGTGATGGTTGTATACAAGTACGCTCACTTGTCTACCTCAGCACAGCATTGTATTAGTACTCTCTCTATCTTATGTATTATCATAAATATAATATTAAATGATTGTTTGTTTTGCGGCGGCCAATCCTTAAAAGTTCATGCAGAATTCAAAACATCACAAGGAGAACAGCATGGCTAAAGCGACTGAATATGATAGCATAATAGAACATCTAGCTTATATTAAAGCTTATACTGATGTTGATAGACCTTTAGCCAATGGTAGATGTTTTGATAATTGTTTTTATGCGGGATTTCATAATATTATTAGTCCTAAGACTTGGCGTTACACAGAGGGCGTTGCTATAGGTCGTGAAGGATTACTTTATTATCATGCTTGGCTTACAAGTCGTCAAGGCAAGATATGGGATATTACTTGGCCTAAATTAGATTGTAACGTATATTATCCACGATATATCTTTGATGTAGATAAAGCGTTTGAACTAGCTCATGATGGTTTACAAAAACCATTCACAAGATACATCTATAAAGGATACACTAATCTTAAAGATGCAATCATTGAAGAAGGTGTAGAACATCCTGACTTCGATTATTCGCAGTGGTCTACAATGGGTCAAACTTTAATTCAACAATCCTAATGTAAATACAAAAGTCGGGAGGATAAAATGAATATAACAAAAGAGCAAGAAGTTATGAGAAATGAGTTTACTGTTTTACAAATGGATTTTGCACAAATGGACGAACGTTTTGAATTTTTACGTGCTAAAGCAATTAGTCTTAAAGATTGGAAGTTTGTGGAAATTATTGAGCGATACTGGCCACCATTCTATTTAAATCCAATATTACAGTTACCAATGCAAATACAAAAGACCGAGGACATCTGAGCTTCACGACTGTGTGCTTGGATGTCCTCATTAAACACAGTCAACACAGTCACTTAAGGATATTATATTACTATGGAAACACCAGAAATCAACACAGGACTGCTTCCCCAAGAAGTCCGAGTCATCAAAGAAGAGAAGCCTAAGAGAACAATGCCAAGTATTCCATTTGGTATTATCTTGATTATTGCAGCTATTATTGGTAGTGCTCTTTATCTTAAGAGTTCTATTAATAGTAATACTGATACCAATAGCAATGTTCTTCTTGGCGCGATTTCCAATGTTGATGTCAATGTTCAAGCCGGCAATGCTGATATTATTACTGGACTTGATGGTATTCAAGCTGGAATTGGTGAGATTAAAGATTCAGTTGCTAAAATCCCGACCAAACCAGTAGTTATTACTAAAGCTCCTACTATCAGTAAGCAGCAGAAGTATAACAATTGTGTTAAGTGGGTCAATGGCTCAGGTTTAGATGCAGCGAATGCTAAAATGTATCTCAATGCTTGCCTGAACTGGCTCAAGTAATTTAATTTGTTAGTAGCATAGGTAATCGGCTTATGCTATTAACATTTTTTTTATAAGGCGTAGGTTAGTACTACACCCAAAGGCAGGCGTTAATGTGTTTGCTTTTGGGTTGGGTCGGTTGGCCCTTTTCCAGCCGAAGGCTGGCTTGTAAACAATGCTACGAAACCGTTTGCGTTTCAAATTGGAATTCAAATCTGGTTTGGAAATAAGTTTTTTATTTTACAATGCTACGAAACCGTTTGCGTTTGAAAGTTAAATTCAAATATAGATTTATAATATTCAATATAAAGAGTCTAAACAAATATTGTGGTAAAATGGATTAGCTCATTACTATTGTATACAGGAGGATAATATGAAGAAAAATAAGATTAAAGATAAAGAAGTTTGTGATTCTTGCGGCAAACCGAAAATGGATGAAGCTATGAATCACTTTAAAGCAGTGCAAGAAGCAATGAAGTATATTAGAATTAAAGATAATAACTTTGACTTGGAGGAGTTACCATTATGAATGAAACGATTACATATGCAGGAGTTCTCTGGCTTATTGGTGGCTGGACTATAGGTAGGATTATAGCCATATTGCTTATTGATAGATTGGATAGACGTAATGATAAATGAGATTGTATTTATGACTGTTATGTTTGCGGCAATTGCAATAACTATTAAAGGTTTGTGCGGGATTGCAGGGAGACTTATTAAATGAAGGTTGTTGTAGCCAGCATTGCTTTAAATGAAGAGAAGCATGTAAGACGTTGGGCTGAGTCAGCTAAGGGTGCAGATTACATCTACCTCCTGGACACTGGCTCAACTGATGACACCATCAAGATAGCTAAAGAGTGTGGTGTGACTGTCATTGAACACAAGATTGTACCTTGGCACTTTGGTAATGCTCGTAACTATTTACTTGAGCGTCTTCCTGAGGATGCTGATTGGGTTATTAACTTAGACCTTGATGAAGTTCTTATTGATGGTTGGCGCGGCCATTTGGAATCTGTTCCAGCCGGCATTACCCGTCCTCGTTACCAATACACTTGGAACTGGGAAGCAGATGGTAAGCCTGGATTGCAATACCATGGTGATAAGATTGTTGTGCGTCATGGATACAAGTGGCACAATGCTGTACATGAAATCATGCATGAGATTGCACCATTGGTAGAAACCCAATCCTTTATGGGCTTAGAGATACATCACCATGCTGACAACACCAAGTCACGTGGTTCATACCTACCTTTATTATTATTAGATGTTGAAGAGAATCCTGATAATGACCGTAATGTTTATTATGCTGCTCGAGAGCTGATGTACTATGGCCGTGTTGAAGAGTCAGTAGCTATGTTCAAGCGTCACTTGACAATGCCTAGTTCTATCTGGCCACCAGAGAGAGCATTCTCGATGCGTTATATAGCCAAGCAAACACCAGGTGAACGTGAACACTGGTTACTACGTGGTTGTGCAGAATATCCATCGGGTAGAGAGTTATGGGTTGACTTAGCTAATCACTATCATGATACTGGTAATTGGTTAGGTTGTTACTTTGCGGCCAAACGAGCATTGTCTTTGACTGACCGTGGTTCACTGTACCTAACTGAGGCTGTGATGTGGGGATGGATGCCTCATGACCTGGCTGCTCTATCTGCATACCATCTAGGATTAAATGATGAAGCTATTGCTCAAGGTAAGCTTGCATGTGAGATTGCTCCTGATGATGTTAGATTGAAGAGTAATTTATTATTTTATTCTTTGCGCGAATCAAAAATCAATGTAGTCATACCAACCAAGACAAACATCGGTGGCTTGACCAAGCTCGTAGGCCAGTTGCTAGCTGACACCATGGTGAATAAGATTATCATTGTTGCAGATGGCAATGAAGCTTATGATAATTTAAATGCAATACCAAAGTTCAACAAAGTAATTAAAGTTATGGTCAACGAAGGTGTTGGCATCCATGCTATGTGGAACTTAGGCATGAACATCGCAGGTTATGACGGGCACATTGCATTCATCAATGATGATGTGTCATTAGAGAAAGACTGCATGTTTGAATTGGGCGGCCAACTGTCAAAGAATTATGACTATGGTTTAATCTGTCCAAGTTACTCGACAACTAAACCAACAGAGGATAGAGTTGTCACTGACACTTGCCGTAGTAGATACGATGGTACTGGTGGCATGGCTGGCTTCTTCATGGTATTGAATAAAGAATTGGTGCCACGCTTCCGCTTTGATGAAGACATGAAGTGGTGGTATGGTGATGATGAGATAGTTGATTGGGTCACTAAGCAAAACCGTAAGTGCGTTGTTAGTGCGGCGACCAGTTGTACACATGATGACTCTAAAACTATAAAGACCAATCCACCAAAGGACTTTGCTGCAATCGTAGCAAATGACAAGAAAATATACGAAGGAAAGAAGAATGCATAATGCAGCCATGGAGTTTATATTTACTAGCTTTCATAATTGGAAAGATGATAGAACTGATTTAAATATATTAGAGATTGGTTCACTTGATATTAATGGTGGTATACGACCAATGTTTAAACCATTCCAAGGTAATTACATTGGGGTAGATATGCAGGAAGGACCAGGTGTAGACATTGTTGCAGATGCTGCTAAGTTTATTAACTTTGAAGCTTATGATGTCATTGTTTGCGCCGAAGTCTTTGAGCATACGCCTTACTGGCCACAAATCATTCAAAATAGTTATAATAATTTAGTTACTGGTGGCTTGTTTATCGCTACTATGGCAGGAGAGGGTAGATATCCTCACTCAGCCATTGATGAGAAACCAATCAGAGACTGGGAACACTATTCAAATATAGGATGGTGGGAATTAAAGCAAACCCTTAATAAATATGGATTTGAGAATGTAGATGTAAATGTATTGGGACAAGATACCCGTTGTTGGGCCGTAAAATAATTGACTATAGATAAGGAAGTTCATATGTATTATGAAAAATTAGAAGAAGTAGACAAAGAACTAGAACAAATAGAAGCTTGGCAACAAGAACAATTAAAGAAACTGTATGCTAAGACTGCAAAGAAAATAGCTAAAACTATGGCTAAGTTGGCCATTTATATACCCGAGGAGGTAAAACGTGGACACAAATGAACTAATCATAGAGATGTTAAAGTTAGCTGAAGACAACTATCCACTCGATGATGTAATTGCTGACTACAAGAAAGCTTACAGTGCTGTTAAAGGTGATGTAGTTATTGAATCAAAAGGCACAGTGCTTGGCAAAACAGGTGGACGCAATGTTCCAATTGTTAAACATCACGATATTAAATCAAGACTTACCGAAAGCATAGCTGCTCAATCAGGCAGTGCAGTAACATCTAACTTAGTGCAGTTCTAATGTTAAAGAAGTTAATTAATATAACAGCCAGCCTGTCATTTACTTTGGCAGGTATGGTTGTTGTATTCATTACACTTAGTGGGGATACAAGAAGAATAGCTTTGATTTCTTCGGTGTCGG